TGCTCCGTATGCCTTACTAGTCATTTGGTTCATCAATTCCATTTCTACTGGTGGGATACCAGCACCTGGAAGCACTCCGCCCCCTTGAGGGCTTCCTGCACTAGTTACATTACCATCTCCTGAAGGAGCAGGTTCAAGACCCCCTCCATTAGGAAGTAGCCCTGTAGCCATCATTACTGCTTGACCAATTTGAGCACGAATCATATCCAATGCTCCTTGGTCAACAGCGTCATCTCGTAGTTCCTCAAAGACTTCAATCATCTTCTCATTCGGGAACTCTTCACCTAGGGCTCGTAGTGCGCCCTTCTTAGATTCAATACCCAAAGCCATCTTTGCCTGCACTTCGTTGAGTTTGATAAGAGCATCAACAGGAAGTGGGTCGGGCCAGTGAATGGTTGTCTTGTATGTATTTGGGTCATTAGGGTCTAACTGTGTGAGCATGTCTGGCTCAGGCATTGCAGACTGTGACGGGTTATAAATCAACAGTTCAGGAACAAACACAGCACAAGTTTTGATAATGATTTCGTTCAGACGTTCAAGACCCTGTGTAAAGTGAATCTTCTTCATCTGGTAACGGTTCATCAAAGGCTGGTACTGAATAGCCAAAGCAACACCTGAAGTATTAGATACTGGCTGGAATTGACCAAGAGCAGTTTCAGGTACGCCAGTGATTTCATGCATTGCTCGTTTAATCATTTGCACGTATTCAATAGCACCAGACATTTCGCCACGTGACTCAAGGTTAAACACTTGTGCTTCTTTAGGAAGACCAGCCCAAACCTTCTTAGGACCACGCTCTAGTTGTGAAGCCTTAGCACCAGTGATGATAGTTACTGGGGCAGCGTGGTAGTTGATGATGTCTGAGATTTCAGTCATCTTCTCGTTGAGTTCACGGTTCAATTGGATAATGTCCCAAATGTCTGACTGACCCCAAGGTGATGAAGTTATTGTAATGTTCGGAATGTGAACAATTGGAACAACACCAATTGGGTTTTCATACTCATCAATCAACTCATCATTGATAAATTGCTGTACGGTATTGTCCGTAAGAATTTCAGTAAATGTGTAAACCTGACGAGTTCCTTCTGGCGATGTTCCCCAGAAACGATACTTAAGTTTAAATCTGATTAAGCGCTCACGGTCATGTGGGTGATACTCAGGGAAACAATGCGCTGGGTTTAGTGGAAGAATGCGGACACGACCTGGGTGCTGTAGCCCAACACCATCAACGTAAGGTTCATCATATGCAACTTTTACAAAGCAGTCTCCAGTGATACTTGCAAGTTGCCCCATTTGCCACAACAAATAATGTTTGTTGTTGTGGTTGTCCCACACTTCGTGAAGCAGTTGTGGAATGATTGCTTCGTTTTGCTCAGGTACTTTAAATTGAATACCTTTACCAAAGCAGAAGTTTGTAATGAAATCCGACATGGTTTTCACATAATTCATGGTGACGTTGTTGTCACCCATCTCACGGCGGTGTGACCAGTGATGACCTAGATACCAAGCCCAAGCAGCAGAATACCTGTTGAGTCTTGGTCCATGAACTTCAAACTCTTCGTCAGCAAGTTCAACCAATCCAAGTGGACTAATCGCTACGGTTAAGTCACTAGATGCCGCCCTATAAGACGGTGACCAAAAATCAACAGGCATTCGTTACACCTTTTCTGAAAAGAAGAATACTAAGATATTACTTCTTTTTTGCAGGGGCGGCTTTTTTGGCTGGTGCTTTCTTAGCAACAGGTGCTGCTTCCATAGCCTTGGTTGCTACGCTCAAAAGAAGAGCAGTGTTTTTTGGACCAATTTTGGTTGATACAACCGAGACAAGTGCTGCTACCGCAGGCAATGCGATTGCAATTACTTCTGGGGTCAAGTCCAACTTGGCTCCTGCATAGGTAAGTGCGCCCAAAACTGCGCCCTTAATTGCTGCGTCTGTTGTTTCTACTTTTGCTTGATTCATATTAACTCCTTAATAGGGGATACCCGATTATACAGGCTTACGGGTTTTGCTTTGTTCGTACTCCTGAATGTACGTGTGATACGGAGGTCCCGTATGAGGGTCAAACTTAGCACTAACGGCGAGAGCCTTCAGCGCATGGTTTTTAGCCTGTTGCACAGTTTGTTTCTTGTTGTGCGTAAGTACATGCATAGCACCTAGGGCGTACTCGCCACCAGACCCAATCACGTACAGACCACTGGCTTCAGAAGCCCAAGCGTAATCTCCATCAACTATATAGATAGTGCCGTTAATGGCTACAAGAATTAATGACCCTTGCTCTGCAATGTGTTGCTTGTTTTCGTTAAGGTCGGGGATTGAGTATCCTTGTGCATCAAAGCATTCACGGAGTGCTGGTATAAACTTCGCCGTAAAGAACTGGTCAAGTTTCTTCCCTTTAAGGTTTGGCGGTGGGGTCGGCGGTTGGAATACATGATGGAGAATGTTGATGGCCCGTACATCTCCAGCAGCACCAAGTAAATATTTTCCATTAGTTGATACCTTGCTACTTCCTTCACGAAGAGTTCCTATTTGCGTGGCAATGCCCCCATCAATAGACGAGATGCGAGAGTCCACGCAGACGACTGCGAACCCATCACCTTGGACAGCGACAATAGTAGTCATGGCTATTCAGCGATGAATTCCTTCCCATGATACAACGCCCAACCGTTGTAGATGGGAATAACATCGTATGCGAACCTGTGATTTCCGTCATCCTCGTAAGTGACAACACCGATACCTTGTTGCCAATTCTCGTGACGAGTTAGAGGGCGACCATCAAGGTCTACACCACCACGTGTAGAAGGAATAGCACCGTCAATTCTAGCAAGGCAACCAGGAGAAGCAGCCATAATGGTTCTCGGACCATCAAAGTCTTCACGTGTTTTAAACGCTGTTTCAATGCGATGAATATGCCCATAGATAACACTCGTCTTCTCTTGGTTAAGGTATACGTGTGCAGTAGAACCTGATGATTTCACACGGTCACCGTGGATGATGCGAAGTTTTTCATTGACCCAATAGTCAGATGCTGGATAACCTGGTCGGTACTCAATACCAAACTCATCCATACGGCAAAGGTATGGGACTGAAAGAACAGGCCACGAGTCTGGTGTGTTACCTTTGCGAAGACCGTAAGCAGCACCTGCGTTTTGTACGAGGTACTTAGGCATACGTTCTTCGTGATTTCCTGCAAGCCAAATGATTTTTGCATTTGGAGCAGCAGCACGAAGTTGAGCGCAGAACAAAGTTGCACGGTCAATTGATGCTTGTGTAGTTTGTGCATACGCAGGATATGTCACATACTTGCCCATCTCAGGAAGGTCAAGGTTGTCACCAACAAGTGCAATAACTTCAGGTTGTAAATCTTCTATAACCTTAATGCAGATGTCAAGAGCCTTTTCGTCATGTGTTGCTTCCAAGTTTCCTTCACGGTTGCGGTAATAACCAATCTGAATATCTGGAGGAACTACACAGGTCTTAAACCCTGTTGCTTTTTTCTTAGTTACTTTTGGTGTTGGTAACTTGATAGCAGGACCTTGTTGTACAACAGGCCATTCAGGACCAGACTCCCATTTAGGTGAGAACTTAAATTGCACACCAGCAAGGTCGTGAATCTCTGCTTCACCTTCTTCGTTTTTGGTAAGTGATTGATAGAGAGATACTCGTTGTATTTGACCAATTTCGTCTACATCAATTCCTTGACGAGCAAATAGGTCAGCAAGTTTTCCAAGCACTTCTTTAGGACTCTGTGGTCCAGCAGTTAGTTCTTCTTTAATGGACATCGCAACTACACATCTTTCTACTATGTTTTTCTACCATTCGGATTGTTACATCATGCCCATGTTTTTTAAGCAAATCAGAAAGCCACTTATACGTGTAGCCACTAGTTTGGATTGAGCGAGGTGAAGCGTTCTTTTCTCGTATTTTAACGAAAGCATCATCTAATGCTGCCTGTTCTTCAACAGACATTTCATTACGGACTTTGCCAATACCGCAAAGTTTTAGAGGAGCAGAACCTGCTTTAAGTTCGTCTAATAAACTATTTTTTGACATTTTTCTTCTCCAACTTGTGTCGTTCTTTTTGAAGCACCTCTATTACTCTGAACAATTCTTCAGTATCAGAAGGCCCAACAAAGACCTTACTGAGATAATAGAGGATACGGTCAATGTCATGTACCTTCATGCTACCACCCTTTTGGTTTAGGTTGTGTAGCGTATCCTACCTAAGTAGGTGTGTCAACTACCCCTGAAAGGAAGCGACAGCCTCTGGAATATTGTCACCACATACGTAGCGCAAGTGCCAAGGCTCAGAGGGAACAACTTCCCATGAGAAGCCAAACTTTTTCACATTGGCAATCAACCAATTAAGACGTTTTGGCTCTGCGGCGTTAGCCACATCAACGGCGATGCCGAGGTTATGCTGGGACTTACCAGGTGTCGCCAACATTGCCATACCCTTTTTCAGATACCAAGTCTTGCCTTCAAATGTTTTGGTGCTTTGACCTGGGATTGGTTCAAGTTGGTAGCGAGTAAGGAATCCTTTTTTCTGTGTTTCGTAATCACGATATGTGTCACCTGCTGAAGTCGGCTTGAGTTCAACCCCTTCAGCCTTTGCAGCAGCAACCATTGCAGCCCACGCTTTTGCCGCAATGTGGTGCATCTTTCCGCCACCTACGGCAGGGACAAGAAGATTTGCTGGCAACTTTCCAGGCTCAATGCCCTTAAGGTCCTTTGGTAATACTACGGGAACAATATAATCCCAAGCAACTTTCTTACTCATGCAATCTCCTCATCGTCAGGGATACCATTACCATTTTTATCTTCTGCGTTCCTGCCAGTTGAAATCATCAAACCAGCAAGTGTTCCAGTAATGAATGTCGCTACTGAAGAAAGAACGCTAAAGAACATTTTATCATTCTCTGCTTGAGCGCCGATAGGCTGTGTAACAAACACAAGCGCCCAAAGCACCCCGACTGTGGTGATGAGTAGGACAAAACCAAGCATGCATCCGATTACAAACTTCAAACGGGCATCTAGTTCTGCTGAGGTTAACCGTGGTTTCATGGTGCTGTTGTCTCCTGTGTTGGGATTAGTTCTTCTAATACTGGGTTTACTAAACCTTCCAAAGTTGGGTCAAAACCTAGTAATGTGTCTGGGCATGCCCCATCTACTTGGCATGCAGGGCGTTGGCACTCAGGCTTTTCCCAGTTTGCTGGGTCTTGGCATTCATAACGGTATTTACCGTCATAGCCACAACTTGCTAAAAGTATTGCTGAAATAAAGAATAACTTTTTCATTTCTTTTCCTTATCCATATGCCAGTCAATGTGTGTGTTCAAACGACCAGCCACTGCGTCAATACCGCTACGAACTTTGCGAAGTTCGGACATTACGTTTGCGTGGTCTTGACGATTTTCCGTTCTGAATTCTTTGAAGGACTTCAGAAGAAAACCGACTCCAGTTCCTATTACGGGTATAGCAGCCGCAATGATGATTGCCCACGCATCGCTCATAGGTCACTCTTTAATTCCAAATTGTTGACCATTGATTTTACGGCGAGCATGTACCATACTTGATGCACCTTGTGGGGTGTTATCAATTACTTCTCTAATTTTTTGTCGTTGCAAAACATCTGGAGATGCATACTTTTTAGGAATACCACCAGTTTGACCGACTGGGATATCAGGGCGAACTGGGCGAACAAAACCTGATTCCGTTGCAGCGCCTTCCATTGCTTTTAACCCTGCTGTGTGTTTTACAGTCAACCCACCAGTTTGCCCAGCAAATCCACGAGCAGTGTCGTGCATGCGAGCGTCAGTATTGTCTGCATCGTAAAGATAAAATTCTTCTTCATTACCATGTGCGTCTTGCATCACCCAGCGTTCTGGTTTTGGTTCATCTTTACCTAACCACAACGCTGCTTGAGTGGTAAGACCAGCATCATGTCGTTGTTTTACACGTTTTGTAGGTGTCTGTTCACTAATGCTTCCAGTGAGATAATAGTTTGATGGTGCATCTGCTTCAGGTTCTTTTTCTCCTGGGCGAAGCACACGGTTCATTTTTTCTTTTGTGTAGTTCATATGGGTCATCAACGGATGTTGTTTTGCAAGACCAATTGCTTCTGGGTCTGTACTTCCTTTTCCTTCAAAATCCGCAATCCAAGGACCAGCCAAAGTTGTTTTATGCCAAGGAACGTCTGTCCACATGTTGCTACGCAAAGCAGGAATCATCCCAAGTTCACGAGCATTACGAGCGCCTTTTCGTGATTGAATTACAGCAAGTGCTCCAGCAAACTGAGGATTGTCTGCCCAATAACCAGACCTAATTTGTTTTGCTTTTTCAGCAGAACCTCCAGGCATACCATAATGCCCAGACTTAGAGTTACACAATTGAGTGCAGATTGGAGTCCTACAACCTGAGCATCCCTCAAATCTTCCGCTACTTGTAGCGTTTGCTAAAGACATACTCATTTGATGAGTTGACCTAACAAGTTCATCTGGGTGAGTTGCGTTTTTAGCAATTTTTAAATTAGTTGATTTTTCTCCAGGGTCAGTATCACTAATCATTGATAGACCAGCGCCACCACCACGGCTTTTCTTATACAAGTCCCAATCATCAATTACTTTTTTAGGTTGAGCAATTGCAGAACGATATTCAGATTCACTAACTGAATTGACAATATCTTGTAATGCTGGTAATTGTGGGGTTACTTCTATCCTTTTCTTAGCCATGTTGTTACCTCTGCTCGTAGTCGTACTGGTCTTTACGACCCTTACTTACGTGAATAGCCCTACGGCGAAGGTCAGTTTCTTTTACCAAACGACCTTCATCTTCTGGGCGAACTGTGTCTTTAAGTTTCTTGTCAAGCATTGGTTTACCAGGACCAAACGCAGAATCAATTGGGTCAGCCATTGGGTCACGTTGTTTAAACTGAGATTCCTGTAATGTGTCTGCTGCTTGCAAATCACGAGGAACTACATAGCCTGTTGGTTGGTAAACTTTTACACCCATGTCATTCTTAAGATAGGTGTTAAGAACAAATGGGTGTCGGCGTTCACGAGTCTTAGGTGGTGGGGCGGCTTGAAAGGAAGAATAGAACTGACCAGTTCTACTCATGTACAAACTAGGACTAAATGCACCCGTAGGGCTTAGTCCATATGTTTGGGCAATGCCTGCCCTTAAGTCATCGGTTGAAGTTAGAGCAGGTGAATCAAAACCGAGTGGTTCTGCACCTATTGCACCAGCGTCAACACTTGGGTCGCCGCCGACATCTGACATGATTAGTCGTTAACAACCGTCACGTTTGGTCGGTTCATGTGTCCGCCTGAGTTGTATGAGTACTCAAACTGTGGCATGTCATCGCCAGCCATTGCACCTTCAACAAACTCTGAAAGTACCGATGGGGCTTCAATCCACGATGCTGAACCAACATGAGCACGTTCACGCATGGTGTCTGCTGCATGCTTGTAGAACATCTCTGGGTTGTTCTGGTTCATTCGCAAAGGCGATGGTGCGGTGTCCTCATAGGCTCCACGACCAAAGTCGTTTGGAACGTCAGTGTCGGTTGCGACACCTTCTTCAAAGCGAAGAGGTCCCTTGTTGCCTGGAATGCTTGGAGCCATGTTTCGCTCAAAAACGGTAAGGTCACGTTCTGGGAACATTGGCGCTGGTGCTACTGTCATGTGTTACTCCTTGGAAAATAAGGTTTCCACAAGAATACCACTAATTGAAAAAGGGGTTCTCGCCAACTTGGATAGTAGGCATTGCGTCATACACAGTCATTGCACAGGCAAGAGCCAATGAGTCTGGGTAGTCGTCAAACGCACCCTTCTCATTTGGGGCTTCAGCCAGCATGTATGGACCACGATAAACCTTTTCTAGGTCATTCATTTGTTGATTAAAGCGTTTCCATGAACGGGTACGGCGAGCCTTAGAGTGTCCTGGGATTACTAACTGCTCACGTTGAATCAATTCCGTCAGGTGTACCCATCGTTCGTTTTGGTTTTTAGCATCAGAAGTCATAGCAATAACTTCTATATTTGGCAACAAAATCTTAAGGCGTTCCGCTACAGCACCACCAACACCTTGTGAGTCCACGCCAATACGAAGCACATCATAGTTACGCAAGAAGTCAATAATTTGAAAGTATTGTTGTTCCCACTCTTGGTCGTTAATTTCCAACCAGTTGAGAATACGGTGTTCGTAGAACCCGAATGGGTCTGGATGGTCCCAGTCAACCCAGCAGACAGTTACTACTGTGGAGTCATTGGAACGAGCAACGTCAATACCAACCACTACAGGGGTTCTCCACCATTGTTTGACCAGTGGCATAGACGGGTCATAAAGTCTTTCCATTCTTTCTTCAGTAACGAACATTCCCTTTTCCAGCATCCATCGGTTGCAATACGACATCTGGAATTCGTCAGAATCTTCACCAATGCGGAG